GGTTTAGTTGACCACTTCAGGCAAACGTAACGTAACAACACATCGAGCGCCGCTTAAAGCGATCCTTAGGGCTACCGCCGCACAGGGAACTGGTTTAGCTGGTATCTCAGCAAGACCTAACAAATGTTAGGCCAGACGCAAAAAAGCCCGACCTAACAAATGTTAGGTCAGGCCGAAAAAAAGCCCCGCATCGCGGGGCTGGGTTCAGAGTTGAACGTCGAATTCTCGATCGTCCCATGCGCACGCCATCGGATTAGCGTAAAAACGGATTTCGGTGTATCCCTCCTTCCGAAGTCGATCTTCGTCGCGGGTCGAAAAATACGGGCCATTGAGCACCTTAAAATCTCGCCCCTTAACATAATCCGTGAGGTTAGCCTTACGACCGTATGCGCCAATTGCTTGCAGTATCATGCTCATGCTCCTGTGTTGGTTGGTCTAACAATTGTTAGGTTCGGGGGGCTCGCAACCCCCCGCCCGGTTTACTTACCGAGTTTGTCGCAGTCCCCGCCCAGACCTGCGAACACATCCATCAAATCGCCCTTGTACTGCTGCGCGAGGGCATCCACTTCGTCGGATTTCATAATCCGGTTTATCAAGGTTTTGAGGTCGGCCAGCGTCGCGTCGTCGAGCGCCGACCCGCTGGATTGAACCCGAGTCACGGTCTTGGGCTTGCCGCTGGCGATCTTGACACGCGACCAGTAAACGTCGATCGTCGGTTTGTCGAATCCACGGGCGAGGAACAATTCGACAAACTTGGCACGCTCGGCTTTGATGCCCTTGCCGAGTGCGCCGCCGACCACGTCGTACCAGGGAGTCACTATGGCTCCGGTCGCGAGGTCTTTGACGCTGAAGTGATACAGCATGGCCCCTGCATACTCGCGAATCGCCTCGCCCGTCGATACTGCGGCGTTGGCAAAACCCTCACGGGCGGCGTCAAGGTTGGACACGAGGGCGGGGGCGGTGGTGATGTTGGTCATCTCTGACACTCCTAAAAACAACCCGGGGATCGCGCCGGGGATCGCGTTACCGATCAATCAATCAATCAATCAATCAATCAATCGATGGATGCATTAGACCATAACGTACCACGGAAAGCAAACAATTCGTGATCGAAATTAAACCTAACAAATGTTAGGTTCTGGCGGAGAACCGAAGGGAAAAAACCAGCCCAAACCGAACCCCACCCATCCCCTACCCCCCAAAGAGGCCGGATCGGAGTCCCGTTTCCCCCCACACTGTGTTCCACACAGTTGAGTACTTATTTTAAAAAACCCCCCAGCAGTCGGTACCACAAAAAAATATTCCCCCCGGCTAGACCCCACCCCCCTTCTACAGGGAAACACCCCCCTTTGGAGTCCCATATACTTGTGCTAGACTAAGTAAAGTTTTTCATTGGTGCTCTTATTCCCGATGATTGAATTGCAGCCAGAAGCAAACCATCCAATTCCGTTTGACCTATCCGACGAGCAGCCAAAGACGCATAAAGATGCGGTGTCGGTAGCAATCAATACAGTTGACCTGCTTGAGCAACTCGGCGGGGATATCCACTATGCAGATGAAGATTTGCATAAGGCCGCTGCATTAATTCAGGGTGCGGACAAAACCCCGTTACCCCGGCACTTGACTGTACCTGCCGAAGCCAAAGCAGTATCGCTACTAGTTAAGCAGTTTGATTTCCAAGCGTTTGCTGACGCACAGCAAGCCCGCAATTACATCACCAACAAGCTATTAAAGATTAGCGATTGCGGAGACCCCAAACTTGAACTCAAAGCGTTGGAGCTGCTTGGCAAACATAGCGATGTGGGTCTGTTTACAGAGCGCAGCGAGATTACCGTCATGCACAGCACCAGCAGGACGCTGGAGGACAGTATTAAGGATCGGATTCGGCGCTTGCTTAATGCTGATGTAATTGATGTGCAGCCCCTTACGGCTGAGCTAGATGAGCCAGAGGTAGTGGACGAACCCGAAGAAGAGCCCGAAGAAGAGCCCAAAGAAGAGCCCAAAGAAGAGCCCAAAGATGTCGATGCTTGACCAAGTATCGCTTAAAGACATACCCAGCGTGCTGGATAAGCTGACGGAAGCTGACCTGCGCGTGCTTGAGGCTCAGTTAACTAAGCTAGAAAAGCTCAAAGAGCGTGAACTTTGCCAAGATAAGTTCATCAAGTTCGTAGAAAAGGTGTGGCCCACGTTCATTTCCGGTCGGCACCACAAGATTATGGCTGCTGCATTTGAGCGAGTGGCCAAAGGGGAGCTAAAACGGCTGATTATTAACATGCCACCCCGCCATACCAAGTCGGAATTTGCTTCTTATTTGCTTCCGGCGTGGTTTTTGGGCAGATTTCCGCACAAGAAGGTGATCCAAACGTCGCATACTGCTGAATTAGCGGTCGGTTTTGGCCGAAAAGTGCGAAATTTGGTTGATTCGGATGTGTATACCAACATTTTCCCCCACCTTAGTCTGCAAGTGGATTCAAAAGCGGCAGGAAGGTGGAACACCAGCAAGGGTGGTGACTATTTTGCTATTGGTGTGGGCGGTGCGGTGACCGGTAAGGGTGCTGACCTACTAATAATAGATGACCCACACAGCGAACAAGAGGCAGCTCTAGCGGCTACCAACCCCGAAGTCTATGACAAGGTGTACGAGTGGTACACATCCGGGCCACGGCAGCGACTTCAGCCGGGTGGGGCAATTGTAGTGGTGATGACCCGTTGGGCACAGCGGGATTTGACGGGTCAAGTGATCAAAGCCAGCGCTCAGCGCGGGGGCGAAGAGTGGGAGGTGATTGAGTTCCCTGCCATTATGCCCTCAGGCAAACCTTTGTGGCCTGAGTTTTGGTCCCTTGAGGAGCTGTCCGCTCTCAAAGAAGAACTGCCTAATAGTAAGTGGCAAGCGCAATACCAGCAGAACCCAGTCGGTAACGAGGCCGCTATTGTTAAGCGGGACTGGTGGAAGGTTTGGGAGAAAGACGATCCTCCCCCGTGCGAATACATTTTGCAGACATGGGACACGGCGTTTGAGAAGCATCAGCGTGCTGACTTCTCCGCAGGCACAACTTGGGGGGTGTTTAACAACCCCGAGGACAACGATTGCCCAAACATTATTTTGCTTGATACCTACAAGAAGCGGGTTGAGTGGGTTCAGCTAAAGCGTGACGTATTGGAGCAATACAATCAGTGGGAGCCCGACGGGATGCTGATTGAGAAAAAGGCTACCGGCGCTCCGCTTATATATGAATTAAGGGCGATGGGTATTCCCGTGCAGGAATACACGCCAAGTAAAGGACAAGATAAGATTGCCCGGTTAAACTCAGTAAGCGACATAATTGCATCAGGCAAGGTTTGGGTTCCACAAACTCGTTGGGCGGAAGAGCTGGTCGATGAGATTGCAGCTTTCCCTTCAGGCGAGCACGATGACTTGGTGGACGCCACAACTTTGGCGCTTATGCGATTTCGTCAGGGTGGGTTCCTGCGCTTACCTGTAGATGAACCGGAAGAAATCAGATTGTTTAGAAGCAACCGCAGGGCTTCTTACTATTAAGGACTAAGGACCAAATGGCCTCCAATTCAATGATGCCCTCAATTTCTCCCGCCCCACTTGGGCTTTCCGCTTTGGATGAAATGGAGGAAGGGCCCGGTGTTGAGATTGAGATTGAAATTGAGAACCCTGAGGGCGTAAAAGTAGGGGTTGATGGGGTTGAAATTGACCTTATGCCCGATACAGGCGAACAAGGGGAAGATGAATTTGACTCCAATTTGGCCGAATTCATTGACGAGAGTGAGCTAGGAAAGATTGGCTCCGACATTACTGCGATGATTGACGCCGACATTGCCAGTCGTAAAGACTGGACTGATATGTTTGTGCGGGGGCTTGAGGTCTTGGGGATGCGCTACGAAGAGCGCACGGAGCCGTGGAATGGCGCATGTGGTGTGTACTCCACCATCTTGACCGAGGCAGCAGTACGGTTCCAGTCCGAGACAATTATTGAAACGTTCCCTGCCGCAGGGCCGGTTAAGACTGAGATCATTGGGCAGATAAGCAAAGAGAAAGAAGACGCTGCCGAGCGGGTCAAAGACGACATGAACTACCAGTTAACGGAGGTCATGGTCGAGTACCGCCCAGAACATGAGCGGATGCTGTTTAACTTGGGGCTGATCGGGTCGGCATTTAAGAAGGTCTACTTTGACCCCGCGCTTGGACGGCAGGTGTCGATGTTTGTGCCCGCCGGGATGTCATTATTCCTTATGGTTCTAGCGGTGCGCGTAGCGCTGAGCGGGTTACGCATGTAATGCGTAAGACTGAAAACGATGTCAAGAAGCTCCAAGTGGCTGGGTTCTACGTTGACGTTGAGCTTGGAGAGCCGATCCGTACATATACTGACGTAGAGAAGAAGAAGGCAGACGAGCAAGGGTATACCCTAACGGAAGATGAGCGTTACCAAATCTACGAGGTCCAGATCGACTACGACCTGCCGGGGTATGAGAACGAAGACGGTATAGCGCTGCCGTATATAGTTACCATCGACAAAGGCACAAGCA